CCCACAAATGTCGTTCAAACGCGTCCAGAGCACTACTCAACAAATTGGTCGAGTTCTCTCCGGTGATCCTACCGAAGTTGAGCAGAACCAACTATCTAGTGGTGGCCCCATCAGCGGCGCTATGAATAACGTTAAGAAGATTGCCGATAGTGCTATGGCTATTTTCCCCTCTTTATCAGCTATCGCGGCCCCCGTGTCGTGGTTTGCTAATATTGCAGGTGGTATAGCAAGCGTTTTTGGATGGTCCAATCCTATTGAACTTTCAGAAGTAACTAGGTGTGTCCAAACCATTCAACCTTGGGCTAATAATTGTGACATGCCTGATGCTTCAATGCCAATTTCATTGTTTGCGCGAAACCATGTAGAAATACTTCCAGGTTTCGCGGGGAACGATATAGATGAGATGGCTATTGATTATGTTAAAATGATTCCAGCATATTACCAAGACTTTATACAGACCACAAGCAATGCTTCAGGCGCATTGTTAATTGGTTTACCATTTAATTTAAGCGATTTTTACACTTCCTTTGTAGATACCGGTCCTCATACTATATTTGTTAATACTCCCGTTGGCTTCGTTGCGAAACTGTTTCAGTTATGGCGAGGTTCTATAGTATTTCGATTTAAGATAGTAAAGTCCGAATTCCACTCAGGAAGGATTGAAGTTGTATTCTACCCACAGGAACCGTCAGGAGCCAATGGTACTGCCCCAGGTACTAGTTCAGCTACTGACAGAGCTTTCTTGCATAGGGAAATTATTGATTTACGAGAAGGCAATGAGTTTGAACTGCAAATTCCTTATACGTCCATAGTTCCTTGGAGGCAACTCCAAGATACTATAGGATATATACAGGTTTATGTAGTTAATCCCTTAATTGCTCCCGCTACCGTACCTAACTCAATTCGCTATATTGTAGAAGTAAGTGGAGGAGAAGATTTAATGTTTGCTGTCCCTAGAAAACATTCCATGCAACCAATTGTCGTAACTGCCCCACAGATGGGTAAAGTTTTTAGAAAGACTGCCAACGGTATAGTTTCCGATACGATCGGTAATTCTAGTTTGAAGAACCATTCATATCTAGAAGCACGCGCTACTATCGGAGAACAAGTACTCTCTCTTTCCCAATTACTTAAACATCAAGACAAATGGTTTACCGCTACCACTTCAGGCGGTTTTCCCAATATAGCTTGTGACCCTTTTTCCATTGCCTTTGCCTATAATAATGCAGGAACTATTGTAAATCCCCCTACTGGAGAACTCAGTGACAACTTTGCTCTTATAGCAAGTTGTTATTGTTTCAATAGAGGAGGGATGCGTATTAGAACCGCTCCAGCTGCATCGTTAACTGCTACTATGGCCCCCGTGATTACATCAATGGCCTATAGCATTAACGGAACCGCAGATTATACAGGCTTTGGAACCACTACCACCCCAGACACAAGTAAAACACTTCTTCTTTATCAGAACGAGGTCTACCGCGGCGGCGCGGAGATCCAAGTTCCACAATATTCTCAAGTTCATTCGAGAATTGCTTATGCTATGCGATACTATTCAGACGGTACCGTTGCTAAGATACATCCCACCATATCCAATGTTGGGCCTACTCTTAACATAACTACCGAAACTGTTGGTCAAGTATATGTCAATAGGCAAGTCTCTGATGACTTCCAAATGGGCTTCTGGTTAGGAGTCCCGTCAACCCTCAACGAATGAGGAGGTCGAAAGACTTAAAATTTCAACTAAGTTACGTAGTTGTAAAATATATGTAACAGGACCTATTCCTAGTAGGTTTCATTTCCATCTTCACAGAGAAATGTAGAAAACGGCCTGAAAGCGCCTTTAAGCTCTTCCCCCATATTCCGATCAATTTCCGGGTTTATACTCAGATATTGTCACACCCTCCCCGGTTTATGGGGTGTGACAAGGTTAGCAGGGTTATTGCTAACTAAATTATTTAACTCACGCACTTAATTGAAGTAATAGTGTGGGAGGGTGTTTCGCTAAGAGCCTCTTGACAGAGGAACGCTCCAAGCATAAAAGTTTCCACC